AAATATAGAGAAGAAAAAAGTAAAACACAAAAACGCGCGGGGGGTGTTTTTGCGGGGGGGCTTGCCTTACGTCCACCCTCGTAAGGCTAGGGAGATATTTGGATCACCTCTTTACCGATGAATCACTACTCCAATCACTGCTCCCGCTCCCACCATCTGAGATAGGTTGCGTTGCATCCGTAGTCGTTTGATTGTTCGTTTGTCGTTCTCTATTTGCCCCTTCAATTCGGTCAATGAGTTCGACATTTCGTTTAAGGTAACTTCTTGCTTCATGGATAGCATTTTTGCTTTCATCAATTCTGTTTCCAATGTCGATATTGTATTGTGTGCTTCGGTCAATTCGTTCTTTTGCTTCATGACTAAGGTCTGAGCCTCGGTCAATGGCATGCTGGATGTCTCGATTAAGCTCAAGGCTTTCTCGTTGTTGCTTTTCAATTCGTTCCACTGTGTTAAGGGAATCGTGATTGTTGCTTCCGTTTGGCTCGTGGAAGATGTACCAGCAGCAAAAGACGGAGAGGAGCACAATACCACCGATAACAGCATGGCGGTAACTAAGGCTATTAAGTAAAACTTTGATTTTGTCATACATTATACCCCTCCTGCGTAGTCAGTAATCCCCCTAGCAATGGCACGTACGATAGTATCGAGGTCGTTGGATAGCAAAGCATGATCTTCTTCGTTATCAATGAATGCCATTTCAACTAATACTGCAGTTGCATCCGTGCCATTTAGTACCCAAAGGTCGTCACGTTTCTTAACGCCACGGTCTACCGTATTAATGCTGCGGATGATTTGACTTTGAATATCGTTCGCTAAGCGTTGTCCATTAAAGGACTTATACAAAGTTTCAGTGCCACGGGCTTCTGTGTTAAACGCATTACAATGAAGCGATACAAATATATCTGCGCCCCAAGAATCAGATTCAGAACATACAAGCCCTAAATCATCATCTTGTAAAGTGCGCACATCGCATCCAGCTGTTTCCAAGTAACACGCCAACATTTTGCCCGCATCACGTGCCACGTCGCATTCACGTGTTCCGTATACCGGGTTAACTGCCCCACTATCCAAGTTAATATCATGCCCCGGATTAATAAATACTTTCATCGTTTATCCTCCTCTTCCAATCTATCGGGAATACCATTATTATTTCTGTCTACCCAAAGTCCTAAGAAGCCTACAATGGCTGTTAAGACACTAGGTATGAATATGTGGTCAATAATATTGATGCCTACATTAATCAGCTTATTCGCTTCGTCTGACACGTACCCACTAATAAAGGACATAACATATTGAGTGACCACCAATAAAATAGGCACTAGCATAATAAACACTAGCGCCCGAGTAGCTAAAATACCTGTTGGGTGGATGTTAGCCACCCTCACAGATTTATAAGATTGTTTAATTGTATTGATGAGCTTTGGTGGAATGTTCATGTAACGCCTCCTTAATATCATCAACACGTACTTCTAAGGCTTCAACTTTTGCTGACAACAACACTTGCTTGCTCTCAGCTTTAATACGCTCTGCACGTGATAATTTAATTTCATCTTTCAAATCTTTTAGCGTATCTGTTAGCACTCCCCATTTTTCTTGAAAAATAAGATTATCTTGCATCCGTTGTGAGTCTAATTGTTGTAACAACGGAATAATCAACAATCTATATCCGGCACCTGCAACCACACCTACAATTGTAAGAGTGGTTAAGATGTCGTTCAACTCAAACTGCCAAGTCCACATCTATTACACCTTTCTCCAATAACCAATAATGTCAATAATATACCGAGTGTTTGCCGGTACACCCCAAGCCTTAATCATACGACTGTTTCGTTCAACATAAACACTATTGTTATTTACATTAACGCTTTTTTCTATTAGTCGTACAGCAACTGGCGAATTTGGTGGAAGCGATGCGACCACGTTGCCATTACCGGAAGGGACAGTCAATTTAAAGTCAAAATGCAAGTACCCCCAACCTGTAAGTGGATCATATGCTAAATATCCTCTATCCGCACCTCGCTCACCTGCTATTGCCGTTCCCCATACAACTTCGTATATTTCGATTGGTTGCGAAGTTACTTGTCCACCACCGCTTCCAGGTTCTCCTTTAGGACCTCTTAAAGCCAGCAATTGTTCTGCCGTAAAATCAGAATATTTGAATGGCTCTCCTTTATCGCCCTTCGGCCCTTTAAGTGCGTTTAGTTGGTCTTGCGTGAAATCAGAATATTTAAACGGCTCACCTTTAGGCCCTGGCGGACCTTGTGTACTTGATGCATACTGATTAATTTCTGTTTTCTTTACATAATCACTTAATTCAGATTTTTGAGCGAAGGACCGCCCCTCTAGTTTATTAACGTAACGACTAGAAGCATCACCAGGTGTTAATGCATATTGAGCAATCTCGTTTTTCTTAATGAAAGTATCTAAATCGTTCTTATATGCAAACGTTTGAGTCGCCCAGCCCTTTTGAGCGTAATTATTTGTCGCATCTGTTTTAGATAAATAATCGTTTAGCTCTGTTTTTAATGCATATTTAGGGTCGCCTAGCATAGTAAGGTAATTTCTTATATCAACTTTTTTTAGGTAAAGATTTTCTGCATCTTGTTTAGTTGTATAGGCTGATAAATCTACATTAGCACCAGTGCCAGGCGGTCCTGGTGGTCCTTGTTCACCTCTAGGGCCTTTTAAATTCTCTAATTGTTCCTGTGTGAACATATCATAAGTAAAAGGCTTTCCGTCTTTACCGGGTTCACCTTTAGGACCAGGGTCGCCATTAACTCCATCTTTACCAGGAGCACCAGGCGGTCCAGGAGGACCTTGCAGCCCTCGCTCACCGTTTAATCCGTCAATACCGTTTCGACCAGGTTCGCCAGGAGGCCCAGGAGGCCCTTGCTCTCCTGGGTCACCCTTTGGTCCTTGTAGTTTAACGATTTGAGTATTATCTTTAACTTTGATCGTTTCGTTATCTTCGTGAATGTGTAGTTCGTCCATCATTTCCCCCTATTGCTAACGCCTTCTACTATAGTAATTTGTCCTTTAACTAGACATTTGATAGGGTGGTCGCCATTCCAAATAAATAAGTCCCATTGGTATTTACCAACTGCTAGGGAGTTTGTATCCAACGAAAGAGTGATTTTAGATGCTTCATCGTTTTCTAGCTCGTCGGTAGACACGTCAATATCGAACTTAGCTTTATATTCTTCGTCCGGCGAATATTTACGAACACAGGCGAACAAACTTTCACTTGCAACAACATTGTTATAACCAATGCTAAGAGAAATCACTTCCCCTTTAATTGCATTAAAGTTATGTAGGACTGGTAGTTTCATCTTCGTGTACCTCGTCCATTAAATCATTATGGACACAGCCCTCTGTTGGGCATGTTCCGTCTTCGTTAAGCACTTCCCAGCAGTACTCACAAAATTCCATAACAGGTACTTTACTTTCTCCGATATATTTAGGCATATTATTGTACCTCCTTAATACGTGTTACCATTTCGGTATTTAATTTGATATATTGTGCACTAATGGCCCCAGTAGGTTTTCCCATTAATAACAATCTGCGCTGAGCCTCTTCTAAGGATTTGAAGCGAGGATCGTATTCAGATTTAATCGCATTAATCTTATCTTCCTTGGTAGGAACATACGGAGCAGGTTCGACAAACTTGCCGTCTACATAGAATTTACCTTTCATAAATTCATCAAGCATGCTATCACCATCTGCAGAGTAAATATAATCCGCTGCATCTGGCCATTCTTGTTTTGCAGTTGCTAACAACTGCTCTTGCGTTACTGTATTATCAACATAGGACGTAATTCGTTCGCCCATTTCGTTCAATACAAATACATATTGATTCATAGTCGTATCCTTTCGGAGGTTAAATTATGCGCCGTCACCTTGTTATATTAAAACGTAGACAACGCAATATCATTACATTAAGGCAACTATTTAACGAGTGGCTGCCTATTCACTCTCAGTCTATTTCTGATAGCGCTGTTAAGTCTTATCACATTGCTTTTAAACACATATCCAATATAGCGGATATGCCTATCACGGATATTCATTTTCAGCACCTTCAAAATGTGATTAATTCCATGCACGTAAAAGGACTTTCCTACTCATCTTGTAAGAAAGTCTGCACGATACTTAATCAATTATTTAATTACGCAATCATTAAAGATTTCCCTATCACTAATTACGCCTTACACTTAAATCTAGGGCTCAATATACCAACGATTCAGAGAAGAGTATTCACTCGCCAACAAATCAACAAATTATGGGCAATAGATACTTCTTATTCCCATATGATTTTAATACTGCTCTACACCGGACTACGTATTGGTGAGCTACTTAATTTACGCAGGCAAGATATCAATAGACGATCATCGTACCTTATCGTGAGACACGCTAAAACAAAAGCCGGCGAGGGGCGTATTATTCCCATTCATCACCGCATCATGCCTATAATAGAGCAACTACATACTAGCGATTACCTATTCACTATCAGCTACACATCATTCCGTAAGCATTTCCAGGATATTATGAAACAGTTAAATTGTAAGCATACTATCCACGACACCAGGCACACATTCGCAAGTCTCCTTGATGTGGTTGCACCGCCTAACGCATTACGCTCCTTACTAGGCCATAAACAAGGTGATATCACTACTAGGGTATACACACATAAGACCATTCGTGAGCTACGCAAGACCATAGAATTATTAAAGTAACTCCCCAGTGGGGCTTAACTTGGTTTAATAACCAAAATACTTATTGCGATGTAACGTTACCTATTAGCTGTAACGTGTTAATCGCATTATGTACCGATGACTCCGCAAGCACGACAACAATTAAAGGGGATGAATTCTTTGTATCTTGGAATAGTGGTTATTCCACAAGCGGAAATAGAACGACTATTCGCTTCTTAGCACATAGGGGTAACGCTGGTAACTTCACGTGGCTGTGCGTAGGGAAGAATTAATATCCAGTGGGGAGCTTTTAATAACGTATCGATAGGAGGCACAGTATCGTTCCCCGTCGCTTTCGCATCTGCGTGCTTCGTTGTGGTTGGGAATGATGTCAACGGAAATAATGTAGATAATCAAGTTCATTCGTTTAGGGATCATACTAGAACAGGAGTTAAAGTGTATTCCCAGGCGGCGAAAGATGGTTTAAATAAAAGTACCGCTTGGGGTCGCTATATTGCGGTAGGTAACTAGCTAATCCCAAGAGCAAACCAGTAATAAGAAGCAGCGTATCTATCACTCGCCACAAATACAGCTTTTGTATTGTTGCTTTCGCTTGCAGAGTTTGCAAAATATCTAGGTGTATCAGAACCACTCCAATAGGCATCAATAGCGCTAGCCATGAATAATCTTGTAAATCTAATAGGGAACGTTACTTCTGTTTTTATAACATTATCTTGGCCACCAAATCCCCACTGGATAGTGAAACCATTAGCGAATTTAACAAATCCCGCATTAGCATCGAGTTTAGATGCCACGATAGCGCCTTGCCCTAATAAGTTTTTGATTGTTACTAGTGTACTCGCAGGGGAGTCGTTCCAGTTCGCACTTCCGAGAATCGCCTTAATTTGGTCTGTGATATTGGTGTGTGCACTTGTATCACGGTTATGAGAATCTAATGCTCCTCGTGTGAGGTATGCCGCATCAATCTTCTTAACTGTTACATTCGTAGAATTACCGATTACTACATCTAAAGAGAACACTTTAGAATTAATCGGTGTCTCTTTGGACGGAATATAGGAAGCGTAATTCCCTCCGTTACTATAAGCAATGAGTTTAGCAGCGGAATCAGATTCGCCCTCAAGGTTAGCATATACGCCTAACTCCCTAGCGAAGAATCCGCTATTTACCGTGCTATTGCTAACGGCAAACTCAATTCTAAATTGGCCGTCGCCTACAAATTCACCACCTGAAGTGAACGGGCACTCTAATTTTGGAGCTAGTACGGAGGTCATAGTATCGATATTTTGATTATCGAGCTGGCCGTCACCAGTAACTAGCTTAATGTATTGCAACTTCTTACCGGTTGCTTGCGATCTTGCGATTAACTCACGGCCATAGTTGGTTAATCGTGTATTTGGATAAATAGAAGCCATGTGTTCTCCTTATACTTTAATTGTTTCTAATACGTCGAAGCTCATGCCTATGTTAATGTCAGAGCCTACTTTGAAATCAAACTTATCTAATGCCGCTCCGACATGGAAGGATTCATATACATCAGCGATAGCGCCGATGTATATTTCGCCGTTAAGGTTTGTAGTACTTTTAGTTTTGATGATTAAGTTCTTAGGTATTAACGGCTCAACGTAATCAATGATATTGTTGAGCTGCGTCTCAAAGCCATCTACTACATCTAACCAGTACTCATACCTATCGGAGTTAACAGAGTGCGTTACTACATGATTACCAAACTTAAAGTTGAGCATTTCTTGTACTTTAGGCATAGTAAAAGGACGCTGACCGATTAATACCGATAGTATTTCACTTCTGCGTCCTTCTGTGTCTGTCAAATCCGGAGGATTGATGCCTAATATTTGTTCCCAAGCCTCAAGGCCGTAATCTGCGGCTGTATAGATGTATTCTTCTTTAAAGATATCTAGCATGATATCCCATAGCAGTTGCAGTTCTGCAGATTCTACTCGATAGACTTCTTGGATATCCCGAGAATCTCGAGTTAACGGAACGGCGAATTGTGAGATATCAATATCTCTCTTAAAAATACCGAAATCTGTAATCATACTGCCACCAAAGTAATCGTCCCTAATACTGGGATTTGATTATCCTTCAATTCAAGCTTTGAAACAGAAGCACCGTTTATAGTAATCCTACCGACGTCAAGAACATTAGGCAGTTCGACCATTAAAGCAGTTACAAGACTAGTCCGAAGAATAATATGTTCCTTCTCGTCTTGATTACACCATTCCTTAGCACGTAGAATCAATCGTTGCTTGATAGCGTTCTCTGCGAGTGTTTGGATTTCGTTAATGTTGTGCCCGCTCATCATGGTGACTTCAATTCGGTAGTTGATCGTTACCGGGTCAGCCTTTTCGATTGTTACTGTATGGCCAATAGGAGCGAGACCGTATCCTTTGCCTTTAGGGGCTGGGTCTATGACGTTCTCTACTTCCTTAATCAGTTCATCTGCTGCAGGCTTGTAGTCACTATTTAAAACGACTAACTTAACTGTACCGCCACCATTCCAACAGCGGTATACTTTAACACCGCCAACGCCTGGGATAGCTAATACCTTTTCCTTGTAATCCGCACCATTACCACCATAGGCTTTAGACTTCAAAGCATCAAAGTACCGTTTTCGGAACACTTCGGTGTCTTCTTCGTCTTCACCTGGCGTGATATTCTTCAATATCTTAGCAGAGGTAAGGCCGTTAATACCCTGAATTGGTGTAATATCCCCGGTAGTCGCATTAGGAGTGCGTCCGTACTGTTCGCATTTGAGCTTGTACTTATGTTCTGTATCGTCGATTACCTCTGTTACAACAAAGTTATATTCGTTGTAATTAAATCGAGAGCCAATCGGCACTTCCATATTGAACTGAGCTTCAAATTCGCCTTGTGTTGCAGGTTCCGGGTAAATATTAAACTCTGCTGCACGAAGTATCAAGAATTCACGGTCTGCCGTAGTTGCAAACGCTTGTTTCAAGATAACGTCTGCTAGGATGTAGAGCTCTGCAAACTCTATACTTGCCGGAGCTGTAGCATCGTATATAACACTACCTTCGCGCCGATCGAATTCATCTTTAACTCTATCGAGCATTCGTTTTTCAATTCGATTGGCCGTCATATGCTCATACAATACCTTTCACCCCTTTCTTGATTTTTTGTAGCGTACCATAGATGGTATCTACATCAAACTCAACCATGACGTCACCACCTTCGTGGCTAAAATCAAAGTTGTATACTTTAGTTATTCTATCGTCATTCAGTAAAGCCTCTTCTATGCGTCGCTGTAACTCAGCGTACACATAAGGAATGGGCTGACCAAATAAGTCTTGTAGTTCGATGCCGTAATTCCAACTGTAAATGATATATTGATAACGCTCCGTATTGATAATTTTATAAATTGCTTGTTCCATAGCTCGCAACTTATCTGCATAGCCCCTAATTTGGCTATCCGTTCTAAAATCAACATCATACGTGTGCGACGGTTCAATATAATTCACTGTGTCAGGAATAAGGGCATCGTTATTTTGTTTTGGTAATAGTAAATTATCTGCCATTACTTAGTCGTGCACCCCCTATTCGGGTTATACCAACGGTCTAATGCTATGTAACGCTGTCCGCCGGTTTCCTTCAGCATAATGACCTTATCGCCCATTACTAATTGGTTATGAACGAGATACTTCTTACGCCCTTTGTACTCATGGTTATGGCTTGCGTATTCAGCCATACCACCGCCACCTGCTCGGTTTTCTGTAACATGATCAACACTCATCTCCATAGTCCATTCACAGGTGTTTTTGGTAAGAATAATATTCTCTTCAGGTACAGTTAACTTAGGGTCAATCTTAATAGCTAGTGGGGATACACTGACAACTTCGCCGACGATTACCTCCATAGGCTCACCATTTGATATAACGGTGCTCGCTATTTCTTTAATCGTGTTAACGATTTTCATGTACTCGCTATCCATTATTTAGCCCCCATTCGAATAATCTTAGTAGGTGCCTCTTCATTATGCCATGCATAATTTGCGTTGCCGTATTTCATAGCATAGCCACGCTTAGAAGAGTTACCAAAGCACCCGCCCGCGCCGTCGGCAATAACAACGTGCTCATCATCACCATAAATCAACAAATCGCCTTTATTAGCGTATCCGTTAAATTGTTCCGTTGTATAACCTTTAGCCTCGAGATTTTGACGAAGTGTATCAACCCTTGCCGTGCCTTTGTTGTACTCATCTTTCAAATCAGAATTGTACCAAGACCCCGTAGCGCATACTGTGTCAGCACAGCCTTGGCTACCATATTGAGATACTCGGCCGTCGTTAGAACTGAATGCTGTATCAACTTGACCTGCCGTACCGCCTGCACCAGTAGTAACTGCAGAGCTTTTGGTCTTCTTAGCAGCTTCAATCTTCTTAACTGCTTCCGCATCTTCGTCTTTCGCAACTTCATAAGCTGCGTCATTATCAACGTATCGTAAATCTAAATCCATTCCGTGAAATCCTGTTTTAAACGTATGAGTAACAGATGTTACCATCATGTAATTATTAACAATCATATCGCCAAAGTTTCGATTGATGTACACCAAAGAACCACCACGTACACGCACATCGCCAATGACGTTTTTCAGCTTAATCTCACGGCTTTTCTTGTTTTTGTGAGCCATGATTGCCTTGGCTTGCGCTACTGCGTTGATGTCCTTTTCTTTAGGAATGAGCAGGTACTGTAATCTGCCCCATTTCTCGATGTTCTTGTCGTCCTTGGCGATGAATGTGTTCTCCAATTTACTTGATGCACCGTTCGGGACTGTACGGACGATTTTTACATAGTTGTATGTTTCCTTGTCTATGGAAGTTGTGTACTGCACGTCTTCCATGCACTCATCATCAATGTAAATATCGGTCTTCATAGTCTCAAACGATGCTAGCCGTAACTCTCCAGCATCATCGTACAAATGATAGAACGCATGATTAGGCGTGTATATAGCTGTTTTATCAAGTAATTGGCATATCATTTCTTGCAATGACTTATCTTTGAATATGGTTTGAGGTTTCTCCGGAGTTTTCCATACGGTATCATCCATATAACCACATTTCAACCCAAAGTCATCGGCTACCATTTTAATGAACTCAGTCGCCGTCATAGCTCCGATAACATAGCAGTCTTTATTCTTGAGATAGCGTATCTGATCATAGCAAGTAACTGATATAGAATTCTTGCCGTCGCGCTGTTTTTCAAATACGTACCCAAAGAATACCGCCCCTCCGTTTAAGGTGAACTTAACTGTATCACCTTCTTCAAAATTGAGGTTAGGGTCTTTAGGTACTTTGAATGTCATCTTACTTGGAACACAGTCAACTGCTCTCGTAATTTGTACGCCGTCTTCCGGTTCTACAAGCCACAAATCACCAGTACTTTTATTTCTGATGGTTAGCTCATAGTGAAGTTGAGTAGGCATGGGTAACGGAATGATAGTGCCATTGATTTGAGATTTTTCGACTGTTTTCTTTTCATCTATAGCCATTCGTTATTACCCTCACGTTTAAGCTGAACAACTTGGCCAACACCCAAGATAGCCGGTACAGCGATTTTGTTAAGTGCTGCAATTTGGAATAGGTTATCCGTATTTCCTAGCTGCTTCTTAACGATTTGCTGTAAAGTCTGACCTTTGGACACTTTAGCAGTAGATGCTGCTACCTTACCGTCAGTCGGTCTGTCCGACTTAACGCTACCTTTTGCAGTACCATCCTTATCGGTCTTCACTTCAATTCGTTTAGCACCCCAAGGCTTCCACTGTTTCAATGTTACGCTAGCATACGAGTCAAAGCCGTTATCTGCGTCTTCTTCTATGACGTAGTTTTCAAGCGTACACTTCATGTTAGTCATAGCTAGCATCTGTCCGCCTGGTTTCATTCGAACTACGATAAATTGGAAGATCGTCTTTGTAGTCTTAAGCTTTTCGAGTTCATCGATATAGTACTTAGCCTTCTTAGACTTAAAGAGCAAGGACTCATTAAATGGATAATCAGAGTTAGGCAACAAGAATTTAAAAGCAATGTCAGTAAGCCCTGCGGGTTTAATAACGTTAACTTCGCCTTTCCCCAATAGTTCCATTGTTTCGTTCTTGCCATTGATAGTAGTGACTAATTCTTTAGGGGGAATCGGTATCTGCATCGTCCCCATATAGAAGTAATACATTTAGATTCCCTCCCTTTGAATAGCAAATGCATCTTTCAAGCCTTTTGAGATTTGACTTGTAAAGCCATCTAGGTCAGTGCCGTTGTTAATTTCCACATCGTTATTCATTTGGATGTGAATTACATTGGCATCTTGCCATTTCTTCAAGGACTTATCGATAGCGCTTTCACGGAGTGCCTTGATTTCCTCATTTGTCATGTCGATAGACTTGGCAATCTTGCCTGTGTTCTTGGCAGTCTTACCTGTATTTTTCTTAGTCTTATCGGCCGCGTCATGATCAGCACCTGGAGTAATTTTGCTAGCGTCAAACTCTTGAGGAGTTTTAACACCAGGCATGTTAGGCATTAAATCACCTAGGCTAAGGTTAGCCCCAATGTTATAGCCTTCGCCGAAAGCTCCAGTAACACTAGAATAATCCATCTTGCCCATGACGGTAGTTTCACCGCCGGCAATTTCGAACCGTTCTAATACACCAGTAGACCCTCCTACTTTATCGATATTTACACCAGGAATTTTATTAATCGCATCGATAATATCGTTAATCCGGGCCTTTACGAATTGCCAAATACCATTCCATATATCGATAAACAAGTTAGCGACTGCATGTAATGGGTCTTTAAATACGTTGGCCAAGAAATTAACAAATGCTGCGATAATGTTCCAGCCCAATGCGAACACATTGAAAATAGCAGAGCCGAACGCCCAAAAAGCACCAACTACGATTCCTAGTACGCTAATATTCGCATCACAGAAATAGTTAATAGCTTCTACTGCTAAGTAGATTATGACTATAACGGCAACAATCAAACCGATAACCCAGGTTAACGGACACGCATATAATGCGGCGTTCAATCCTTCTTGAGCTACAATCATTGCCAAAAGGGCAGCAGTTTCAGCCCAGTCTGCTACGGCCTTAATCGCCATAGCACCGGCAGCGAGAATCGTTCTTCCGGCTGCTATACCGGCCTGGATTGCATAAAACGCCATTACACCGCCCAGTATTATCATTGCTGTATACATGATAGACGAGTGCTGTCTAACAAAATTAGATAACGTGTTAAACGCCCACACTGCAGTATTAATCGTTTCACCGATAACACCTACGAGCCAATAGAATACCGGTGCTACCATTTGGATAGCTCCCGTTACGTTGTCCACTAACTCACGGATACCCTCGCTGTTAGCAAGGTCGGATATTCGTTGGAACACAGGTTCGAACGCCCGAATAGCTTTATTCTTAATCGACTGCATATGATCGCCCCATGTTTTAGGAAGCGATTCGAACTGCTTTTCAATCTCAGGCAAGTTATTCATAATAGCATTTTTAATTACTTCAGCAGTAATCTTGCCTTCAGAGGCTAGTTTCTTAAGTTCGCCACGAGATACGCCCATAGATTTAGCAATGATGTTTTCAATCATAGGCGCGTTTTCAGCAATAGACCTGAACTCGTCACCTTGTAATTGACCAGATGCTAGACCTTGCGTTAACTGAAGCATGGCGTTCTTTTGTGCTTCTTTCGAAGCACCGCCAATAGCGAATACCTTCTGGATACCTTCCATAAATTCTACGGCTTTTCTTGGGTCCGGGAACGCATCATGTGCGGATTGAGATACCTGGATTACGGCGTCCGCCATTTCCAAATACCCGCCTCTTGCACGCTGTGCGGATTCAAATATCTGTTTGTTCAGATAAATGGCATTCTCCTGGCTTCCGGCTACCAATTTAAGGCGAGCTTGTACCTGCGCCCATTCAGTAGCAGTGTCTTGGATTGATTCAATAGCGCCTTTTATAGCGCCAATCCCATTCATTACTGTATTAGCTAACAGATTACCGGCGAAGCTGTTCATGATACCGCCCATGCTAGCTTTTAGTGTTTCACTAGCATTTGATACGCCGTCCATCTTATTATGTAGTGTATTCATGGATTGATAGGCTTTAGTTGTTGCATTTGCGGCTGCGTTCATAGCATTAGGAATATTAGTAGAGAGGCTTATATAGTTAGAAAGTGTAGCCATTCATTACCCCCTTTTTGCCTTATTCATTTCATCTTGCTCATCTTTCGCATGTTGCTGAATAAAGGCAATTACTACAGCCTTTTCATTCATGTCCATATCCGCAAAAACAGAAGGTCGCATATGGTATTTAACAAATGCCAAATATGCGAACATCGTTTCTGTTTCATTGGATTCTAGGAGTTTTTTACTTCTTTTACCTTATCTTCCATGCCGACATCATAGCCTTGGGCTTCAGTTACTGCCGCTAAAAGGTCAGCGTATTCACCTGGTGTGAGCATTGCTTTTACAAGCTCAACCGGTTCAGTAACGCCCCAGCTGTCTTGAAGTTCCGCATCATAAAGATTAGGATAAGTGATTGCCTTAGATAGCACATCTTCGTTGTATGCAGTCGCATCAAAGCGTTCTTCAGATTGACGAGTGATGCGGTCTGTAATACGTTTAGTGTATTTCTTACGCATCTTTTCTGTTTCGTCTGTAGCTAATGTTTTAATCTTCCATGCTACAGGCTCGCCATTCACCTTGATACGTTTAGATGCAACGTATTCAGTCTCATTGACTACATCAACGTTTTGCTTAAGGAATGCGCTTAAATTTTCAGCCATTGTAAAAACCTCCTAAAAAAAGGGGAGCAAGCACTAGGCTTGCATCCCGTCTAATTCATTAAAGTGTTGAACGTATTTAACACCTTCGTAAGTAAAGTCGTGTTCTTGTTCGATATATTTGCCTTCAGCGTCGAACTCAGCTGCTGTTAACTCATCAAGGTTCACACCTTTTAGAATTACAGAACGGCGACCAGCTTTAGAAGTTGGATCGTTGTTAACTACTTGCATGTCGAAGTATGTATCCACACCGGTTTTCAAGTATTTTTCAACCATCTTATCGAATAAAGCTGTGTTGTGGTAAATGGTTAAGCTACCGCTGTATTCTACGGAGGTAGACTTATTGCCTGCACCGATACGGCCCAAGATAGCCACTTTTTCTTTATTCTTTTTAATTTTTGCGCTAAGTTTTTTAGCTTGAAACAGTAAGTATCGGTTACCGTTCTCTACGATATAGCAAGACGCTAATTTAGAAGAAACAACGTCAGCTGCATCCATCGTTTTCAATGCATCTAAAATTTCATTTTCCATGCGTTATCCTCCTAGGCTACTACAACAGTCATGTACAATTTTTCCATAGCCACAGTAGGCTGTAATTGTACGTTAACCAATACATCTTCCTTGTTATCACCTTGCGTAGGTACTGGGATATCCTTATCATCGAAGTTTTGGATAGCACGTACTTTTTGGTACTGCTCAGCAAGATATACAAGGTCGCCCCATAAGGACTCACGACCAGCTTGGTCATTAGGGGATTTATCAAGATGTGTTTTGTTAAACAATCTAGCACCGTCAACAGCCCAGTTATCCAATACACGAATGACTTGGTTAAGAGAGAAGTCGCGGTTTTTAGCTTTGCTGAATTCAGTAAATGTGTTGATGTCTTTCAATACACGAACGTCACCTTGGATATTACCGCCAACGGAGTCAGTAACATTGTGGAACATAAACATACCATCTTTGATAGCTTGTTCGAGCTCAAACTGTTTGTACTTAACGTTTACAGTGTATTCGCCATCGTAGATCATATTGCCTACAGTAGCGTTGATATTACAAGATGCTTCTTGGCCTAATGTCCAGTACACCAAAGAGCCTTTTTCAGCGCCTTCATCGGTTACGTCATTAAGGATAGAGATAACACCTTCATAGTTGACTTTAGTCTTACCATGAATCACTAATTGGAATTTAGCGCCACTTTGTTCACGGCAACGTTTAGTAAATGCAATAAGCAAGTCCTTAATTGTGTCGTCCGCACCTGCGTAACCCAAAGTGTTGAAGTAGTAAGGTTCAAGCATATCAATGCCATCTTGGTAGTTTTTAACAGTAATTGTAGTACCGTTAGTACCACCGGATAATGCAGAGTAAGCAGTAGTAGTTAATGCACCAGTTTTAGTGAATACGATGTAATCGTTATCTTGTAATTCAGTTGCATCTTTCAAGTTCTTTTGGGTGTCTACTATTTTACGAACATCGCCAGTAGTAAGGTAAGTAGTTACGATAAATTTACCTGTGTTATCCGGATCAGCTTGAACAGATACACCCAAATCGTTACCACGAATACCCTTATATTTAGCTTTGCCGATTGTGCTTGTAGCTTGCGCACCATCAGAGTTTAAGCGGTAGAAGTAACCAGTTTTAAGACCACGGAACAAGTCGCGTAAGCCTTTCATTTTGTCATGGCCGTAGTCATAACCAAAGTATTTTTGACAATCCTTTTGGAATGTGTCGTTATCTACACGGAACACTTCACCACTTGGGCCCCAATCAAAGGAGAGCATCATCGCACCAAAGCCACGGTCAGATACTTCTGCATATGCTCGGTCTTTGGATACGAAGTTAATATAAGTACCTGGCAATACTTTATTGTGGAATAAGAATGTGCCACCACCTAATGCCATATTTCACTAACCTTTCACAGGCGTTGTTAATGCCTGATTTAAAATTCTATCAATGTCGCTTTCCGTATACATTTCATCTTCGTTAAGAAGGCAAGTGAGTAAATCACGATACCGTCTGTATTTGTCAGATGCAATGATAGCGTAAGCATCAAATTGTTGTTCAGTCGTTACCTCGACTGCTTGTTTTTCATCTGCCATCTTTTACCCTTTCTGTTAATTCCATGTGCTTCATCCGCTCGACTGGTTTGGCTACTCTCCGCAGTATGTTTTCATACGTCACGAAGAAGTGCAGCACGCCATCTGAAATCTTGTACTTCATACCAGTACCCATAATTGTACGTTCCCCAATTTGTACAAATTCGAGTAACAGATACAGCACACTAGGAATATCAATGAGTTTTCGCGTATCAGTAACCACATCAAGATTATTGGCGTAATACATGATGTCTAAATCCAAAGAAGTGTTATAAAGATCACCGACATGTCGTCCCATGCTAGGTTCAATTACCTTGATATATGCGCAAGGGAATGTCATATTGTTTTCTTTGAATTCCAGGTATATAGGCACGTTGAGTGCCGTATGTACGGCTTTAGATACAGCTGTTAATACATCAGAATCCACCATGCTTTTCAATCCATTTCTTTAATGTAATTCCCATAATACGTTTAGCGTTTTTACTGAGTGCCTTTTCAGCTTTTTCGTGCATGTACGCACCGTCTACCCAAGGCTTTTTCAGTCTACCGCCTTGCATAACTCCGCCTTTAGATTGACCTATCCACGGAAGAAATCTCCCAACTTCTTGCCGATGGCCATCATTAAGAAACGAGGCGTAAGAGGATGTGTTAAACACCTCAACCCGTCCGGTTTTTTCGTTCAGTTGATATCTACCAACACTCCACGATTGGCGAGTATGCTCGCTATCAAAGTACTTTGTTTGTACTTGGCCGTTTTGCATGAATTTAACCGATCGTTTTCCGACCGGTGTGTTCAATTTAGCTTCACGCACATACACGCTGGCCATTTCCTTCACAACTTGCTTGTTGAAATTCTGAAGGCTACCTGATTGACTCAGCTTGACCAGGCTTCGATTAAATTCAGCAAAATCTTCCATGTCAAATTCAACACCCATGTCAATGCACCTCTAAATTTTCGAGTTGCACCTCTTGATGTGTGTCATATCGTGCAGAAATCGAAGCACTGCGAAAAAGTTGCTTCGTATTTCGCCCTATAAGCTCGATTCGAGCCCCATTAGGTATGATTACCTCCGGAGCGGTGAAAAGTACCGTGGTGGTACTAAATTTCGCAATCTCAACGATTTGACCTGTAGAGAGAGTTTTATAGCTGATTCTACAAGCAAAAGGACCCTCTCTACTGGCAGTTTTACTCATAATTCCAGTATCGGGGTCCATTGCATCCACTTCGGAGATAACATAACACGTACAATCGTACAATCGCTCTAACTGCTTTCTAGCAGCGTCTACCATCTTAGTCGTCGGAAGCATGCTAGGTCACCCCTTCCATATCCACTCAAAGCGGTGGCCAATTCTTGGAGACGGGATGCCTTGTCGGTTCCCTTAAATTGAACTTCAGTATCGCCCATTTTAATGGAGCTCGCCATCTCTCCGTCAGCTTCAATCAATTTATTTTTGTTTGTGGTGATATAGCTGCCAATTACACGATATACGAGAACGTGCTGTAATTCGCTAGGTAATTCTTTCTGATTGATATCATTGAGGATATGTTGTGTTTCCGCATCAACCATATACTCAATGATATTTATATCAGAAATTGCATCATACCCGAGCCACGATTCAAGAATTTGTAAAACTGTCTCTTTCGTGGTCATATTATTCACCTACTATTTTTTGAATGTAGCTTTTACAACTTTGGATTGGTTAGTCAATGCAACAGTGTAGTGTTCGTTAGCAACGAATTTGTCGATACCTTTTTCAGGAACACGATCGTATTCAACAACAACGTCACGTTTAATGTAAATTGTTACAGCAGGTAATACAGGAGTACCATCTTCCACTTCTGCAGATACGCCAACGATGAAGTTGTCGATAGTTGCGCCAGTATCATTGATGCGGCGAGATGTTACAACACGGCAGCCGGCAATCATACCGATTTCACCAGTCATCATAACGTCGTTACCGTATTTTGTTTTGTCGATGAAGTTAGGGTCTTTACGAAGTGCAGTAATTTGAGAAGGTGCTACGAACAAATATTTTTCAACGTAGTCTTCTTCGTTCAATTTGTCTACTGCGTTAACGACACCTTCATAGGAGATAACTTTAGTATCAGTTACTGCAAGAGTAGCACCACCGAGGGCTGTTACTACGTCTTGGTCGATTTTAGAAGCCAAGGACAAACGTAATTGATGAGTAGCTTCGCCTACTGGGTCACCATAACCGGACAATTTAGCTTCGTCTGTGATGTCAACGCGTTTCATTGCTTTTTTAATTTTAGCTTTAGCGACGGATGTGGACATTTGAGTTGCAGTTACTTCTACGCCTTCTGCGATGTCTTCCGCGTCACCGATGTAGCCCCATGCTGGAATAGTGATTTCGTTACCAGGTACGCCTGCCAATTTGTTATCGATTTTAGCGATAGAAGTAAATTTAATAGCTTTTGGTAAACCTGCGGATACCATGTCCGCCATTACTTGAGGGTTAACTACATTAGCAGTTTGCGTAGGACCTGCTGCGAATGTTTGTAAATTAAAAGAGAATTGTTTATTCATTAGCGTTTCCTCCTGTTAATGAATGGTAAAGATCAATGTCGTTTGCGAATAACTCCGCACGTTGAGAGTATGTCATTTTAGCGAAGTCTTCTTTAGTTACTGCGCTGCTTGGTGCTTTACCGCCAGGATTACCAGGCGCTACACCTTTAGGGGCAGACGCTTCCCCAAATAAATAAGGATTAGCTTTGGCAACTTCTGCAAGTTGTTCATCTAATCCTTTGATTTTGCCGTCCTTCACTTTTGCATCGGTTAAATCCAATAGCGCACGGACCGCAACGTTGTTTTTAGCTTTTGCGTTGGACAATGCTACGTTAACAATATTGTCGATTTCAAGTTGTGCGATTTTACCCTCGTATTCAGCTTTACGAGTTTCTGCATCAGCTTTCATCGTTTCAATTTGTTTCGCAAGCTCCGCATTATCTGCATTAGATTTTTTGAGGTTATCAATCTCGCTGTTAAGAGTCGTGAGTTCCCCTTTTACGGATTTGAGTTCCTCATTCTTAGCATTGAATTGATCCTTAGACACATAATTCTTGCCATAGTCTTCAACGACCTTAGCAGTCTGTTCCTCAGTTAATCCTAGTGCTAACAATTCTTCCTTAGTCATAGTGACCTCCTTAAAAAATACCCATTTCGCTTTATTTTCGTGAGCCACACCTCACGGCTACGGTCTTGTTAGTTTTCGCCCAACAATACTAAAATGGCAATAAAAAAGCAGCGTTTCCGCTGCTAATTGATATATTCTTTTTCCCATTCCTCGTAGGTAATCGCTCCGTCGAAATCAGTACTTTTATCGTTCTGATTTCTCCCTGTTCGAGTGCCCTCGAGCCCTGGAATATATGGAATTGTAGTAGACCGGCAATAGCAATGGAACGGCGGAACGGTAACGCCTGGTTTAGCGTCGACGACTCGGACACGTTTACGATCCATATGCCTGCAGATAGAAGAAGTATGACTATCAAGTGTAGCCAGTATTTCCAGCTCCTCGACATCCAGGCCTTTCATGCTATCAAGAAAACCCTGCTCGTGAACCCGTGCCGTCTCTGTTTCGATTAACCGCTTAGCGTTGCTGTACGATGTTTTCATCCGCTTATGCAGATTATCTGCCATCGTGTCCGCCCCTTGCCCGATAATAAGGGCTTGCGTGAAATCATTCTGTAAATTAGCGACTAACTTACTTGTATCGCCCCAAATCCTACTACTGAAGTCCTTGCCATCACTCGCCCATTGACTGTGAACCACGCTATCAACACGTTTACTATCAATCGTATTAATGCGTGAGTACTCTCCGCGTTGCGTCTGCACTGTGTATGCTGACTTATACGCGGAGGACTGATACACATCTTTCAGTAAATCGTTAAGCGAAACACTCTGCTTTTGAGCCAGTATTTCGAGCTCGTGAACCACATTGATATACAGCATCTGTTCACGGCTTAACCGCTCACGAATGGATGCGTTTGATAGCATTTGTTGATGTTCTTCAGATACGCCGAGTTTCTTAGCCTCTGCTTTAAACTCAGCTAAATCCATTTTAAAGGCTTTCATCTCATATGCGTTCAGTAGTTTCCTTGCTTCGGCTAGTTGAAGTCCGTTTTCTGTGGCAAACCGGCGATACCAATCGTTGATAGCCTTTTCTATCCTGCGTAACGCCCTTGCATAATTAGCTTTGATTTCGTCATCGGTCAAACTAGCTTTTTGAAACGATTCATCGAGTAACCGCTCATACCTTTTCTCCCAGTAATCATTCGCCATCTGCCTCACCGCCGTTCGGTACAACAAAATCTGCTGTTACTTCGGACTGTTCCTTTTTTACTTTCGCGAGCTCTTCCGCAGCGTCTGTCGTCCACGGATGATTTGCGATAATGGTTTCATTGGAGATGATACCTACGGAGTTTTTGCAGTTGTTGATTGTATCGCCTTCGTTGATTGGTAAGTCACGATTGAAGATGAAGTCCACTTCCTCGACTGTATCTTGATTAGTTAAACCACGATACGTGTTAACAAACCACATCAAATCGTGCAAGCTAGATTTGAATTCTAACTCCATTTCATTGGCATCTAAATCAATATCAGAGTACATGGACATGATGTTCATCTGATTAGGATTGTTAGCCATACGATCGTCCTTGGCATCAAAGCCTCGGCCATTCTCGATAATGGCTTTACGCAAAATGTTAATCAGTAATTGGTAATTGTCGCTATTCACCTCTATTTTTAAGGCTTTCACATCACCGTTGACACCATCTACCGTACGAACCTTGATTGCGCCATACGAAGCAAGATTTTGACGGAACTCAGCAAGATTTTCGCCGTCATAGTTCTGTAAAATCAAAATTGTGCTGCGGATATCTTCTTCCATATTATCTTGGAAGTTAGATAGTAATCGGTTAAGTGCATCTTGTAAGGACTTAACCTTATCAATAAGCGGTTGCTCAAATTCATTCGCACGGAACATAATGAGAGGAATACGTTCCCAGTTATACGGCTTATCGGCAATCGCAAAATTAGCAGTATTTTCTTTATCCGGATCAGGAAGTAAACGTTCCGTATCCCATACATAATACTGAATACCATTCGGTGTGTAGTATTCCACTTTGTGAATGGTCTTAGTTTCTAATCCGGTGTAGTACTCAATATCGTACAAGTAAAGGAACGCATCTAGTTGTGTGTGTTCCTCATCTGCCCAAAATGGTAAAACCTGATGCGGTTTCATCATTTTAAACTTAAGTGCGCCATCGATGCCGATGTAAGGGTGAATATACGCCTTACCCGCCATCGTGGCAAACTTGCCAACAGACTTCAATAAGCGCTGGAACTGAATACCAAACATCTTATCAAGCTCGTCGTCATCGGTATTGATATCCAACGGCTTAGACAATAAGTAGTTAACCTTTTGGTCTACCAAGTCATCAAATCGGTTATCCACAATCTGATTATTAGGAACGCCCTGCAAGGCTATTCGTGTATTACCTTCACCTACAACGTAGCGTTGTTTATTCAAAATGTCATGTTTACCGTCATAATAATCGATAGCAGTACACATCGTTTTACGCTGTTCGCTACCTAGAAAATTACGCAGCTGTGCTTGTAGGAACTCTCGTTCCGACATAGTCGCTGAACCTTTTATGATGCGGTCCCATAGCTGAGATAATATCAATCAAACGACCACCTTTCTACATTAATATCTTCCAAACCATACCGCATAGCATCCATAGCATGGTTGTTTTCGTCTTCCGGTTTCCCTGTGTATTTCTCAAAGCGATCCTTCGCCCATTGGTACGTGGATAATTCACGCAGCACATTAACGCATCTTGGGTGAACGATTAATTCGTAGTCCTGTATCCGCTGAATACCGTTTAATATGCTGTCTTTACCTTTGCGTGCCCTGGTTATTCCTTTTAGCCCCTCCTGGTACAATTCCTCGATGGATTTAGGCTCGGCGCTATCGGCTCGAATCTTCTCTTTCGCATACCCCATATCCTTGATACGAGATGCTAATTGTTGATTCGTAAGCCCTGTTTCGTACAGCTCATCGAATATGTAGATTTTCTTATTCTCCATATCAACAAGCATGCACACTAGCGCTGTAGGGTCTACTGTATAACCAAAATCAAGGCCAAACGCGGACTTGATACCGGTTTGGCCTCTAATTGCATCGACATTAAATTCTTGTTCTTTCCAGTTTTCGTAAACCAGTCCTTCAACAACGCCCCAGTTACCTAGGCCGGCTACTTGGTACCGCTTAGGGTTCTTCTTCATTTCTTCGAACAGTACTAAGTCCGATTCACTCAAGAACTCGTTACACAGGTAATTCGTAGTCATGGCCAATACATTTTCACTGGGTTCATCAAAGAAGCGTTTCTTTAACCAGTGCCTATCTGACCACGGGTTAAACGTAAGCACCACCTGGTGATACATTCCTTCGGGCAACTGACCACGAATAGATTCATCCAGTCTGTTGAAGGCATCTTCACTCATAATCTCGTAAGCTTCTTCAATCCATAGCCTACACAAAGCGCCAACTTCAACAGTAATGGACGTTACCTTTAAAGGATCATCGAGACCACGAAATAGAATCTTCTGTCCTGTTGGAATATACGTTATCTCAAGTGGTGATACGGAACATTTGAAGTACCGCTCCACCTTTAATTGTCGCATAGCCCATTTGAGTTGCGCGAAACAACTGTCACGCAAAGTCCGTTCTGTCTTACGAACGACTAGCCAGTTTATACACGGGTTCTCCATTATCTCCATAATGACTTTTAGAGACTGGGTAGAAGACTTCTTACTGGCACGACTGCCCTTGACTACTTTATATCTGCCTTTAAACCGCCAAAAAGCACCGTACCCCTTGCCTACGATATCAGGCAAGTACACTCTATTAGTCTGCAATGTCGTCACCACCTACGATGAGTACAGGCTTAATATCGATAGTTGTATCACCGCTGAGTATTCTATGACGTTTAGCCATAAGTTCTAAGGCTTTTAGTCTCGACTTCTCGTCAGGCGGTTTATCGATGATGCGAGCTCCGGAGTATCCGTCTCCCGTACCTTCGATAACGACGTGTTTTTCATTTGAGAGCCCCAGGGCAATTCTTGTTAACTCATACTCGACTTGCTGAGCCGTCATGATGTTTTCGTTGAAGTAGGCGTCACGGAGCTCTTTGACCCTTGCCTTGATGTCATCATTAGTCATCAAGCGACTACCCTGCATCTTAGCTGTTTTTTCAGAGTAACCAGTTCGAATAGCAGCTTGCGTCGCATTCATATCCTTGATGTACTCGTGACAAAATTTCTCGTGTCGTTTGTTTTGTAATGCAGCCACTATCTCACCTCCTGGCTATCTTAATACATCACGGCTGTTTCTCTTAAATCTGCCGTGCGAACGAGTGCATAATCCACAATTACTTTTGTGTGCTTGGTCGTGTGTGATATAGGTTTGACACAGACCGTCATATTCAATTAGTTGCGCCGTGCAAACGCCGTTCTTATTATTCAGGCATTTACGTTTAATGCATTTGACTTCTGTGCTCATACCTTTCACCTTTATACTTTGTACGCTCAAATCCGATGACTAGTTGGTTGTTGTTAGGCTATATAGTTATTGGAGGACTACTAGTTCTAGTCATCAGATGTCAGCGTACAACGATACAGGGCAAGCTCATAATGTATAAGCTTTGAAATGTATGTGGACATATTCGGCTCGCCCTGGTTTCATTGTGCAGTAAATTTCATTTTTACATATTCCCTCTCCTTAGCTTACGCGATCGCCTACACCATAAATAAGGGCCCCTGTATTTACAATGTTACATACAACAAAAAGCACGGTCGTCATCACCGTGCTTTTTGCCGAGTTGTGTATAAGAGAGGATTCGTGTTAGATGACTAATGACACCTTTCACAACTACATTATACTATGTCAAGTCGGTTCATTTAAGTCCAAAGTACTCCAAAACACTCCAAAGTACTCCACTATGAAAGGAGTTCTCCTAATTCGTTCAATGCTTTATTTTTTAAATTGAAGTAACTGCTTTTTTCGTAAAATATCATCGCTTGTACTTTCTTAGGGAACGCCCCGTTAATGTACTCTTGCGCTAATATAATACGCCCTGGTATACATTCTATCTGTTCAATTAAAGCTCTAGCTTCTTCCCTTTTGGCTATAAGCTTTGCTATCTCCCATTTTTTGGCATCTACCGTATCAACAAGTCTAGCCACATCGCCTTCAAGACCTACTGGAGTACCGCCCCCTGATACTCTGTCTTTGGAATAATCAATCGCCGATAATGTGATGATATCATACTGCAGTTTGCGAATATCTTGCCGTAGTGATTGAATACGAATCGCAATCAGCTTGATATCTTGCAGATACGCAGTCGCCTTTTCTTTATAATCACTCATGCTGCATTACCCCTTTGATGTATCGGTCTAAGTACCACCGCGCTTTTTTTAGGTCTTCGAGTTTATCCCCTTTATACCCTGCTCTTGCGATGTACTTGATAACATTACCTAGATGATACGGAAGCTGTTGATCCTCGATAAAATCGATAACCTCAATCTTACCTCGTGTGTAGTGTGAAGGATGATTGATAACATCTTCTTTAATGGCCTTAACTTCATGCTCCTCGATAGTTTGGGCTACCGGTTCTACCGCTACTTCCTTCTTCTTAGGTACCTTCTTCTTAGGTAGACACTCCGGACAATATTTGGGCCAACGACCTTGCGCTTTTTCTTTTTTGTGAATGAAGGTTGTGCCACATCTCTCACAGGTTAACTCTTTACCCACGCCTGCACCAGGAGGTGTCATAACTTTCTCACACTCAGGACAATATTCCTCGTGAGTTCTTACTGTAAATGTGTCTCCGCATCGTCTACATTTCTTTTGCATAGTTCTACTCCTTATACAATTCCTTACGATATTTAATAGCTTCTAAGAGGGCATCTTGCCCCGCTTCTTTGCGTTCTAACGCTTTCATAACCTGCTCGTCCATCGTGCCTTTTGTTACTAGGTGGTGGATAATCACAGGCTGTGTTTGCCCTTGCCTGTGTAGTCTCGCATTTGCTTGTTGGTATTGTTCAAGACTCCATGTCAGCCCATACCATACGATGATATTGCCTCCGGCTTGAAGGTTTAAGCCGTACCCTGCTGATGCGGGATGCGCCAGTAACATTTGAATCTTGCCCTTGTTCCACTCAGCTACATCATCATCGGTCTTAAGCTCAACGGCTTTCGGGAACGCCTCTTTGATTGACTGAAGGTCATGTTTGAAGTTATAGAACACTAACATCGGTTTTCCTTCGTTCGTCTCTACCAACTCTTTCAAGCGTTCTATCTTCTCGTTATGGACAACTACGATTTCACCATCATCGTTATAAATGGATCCATTCGCCAGTTGTAACAATTTACCGGCGAGTGCTGCCGCATTAAGTGCACTTACGTCGTCATCACTGGCTAAGCTAAGCACGTGCTCCCGTTCCATCTCTTTATAGAGTTCCCATTCTTTAGGGTTCATCTCTACTGTGATAACGTTTTCGATACGTTCAGGTAGTGTAAGATAGTCCTTAGCTTTTAAACTCATGCAGATATCTTGCATCTTACTGAATATCGCCTTGTCACCACCTGGCAGTAATCGGTAGCTATACACGACGTGTCCGTTTGTTTTGTCCGGTGTAAAATACCTGTTGCGATATTCGGTAATCGTCTTACCTAATCGTTCACCGCCATCTAGTAGATACATTTGCGCCCAAATATCGAGTAACGTATTCGGTGCCGGTGTACCTGTTAAAATGACGATACGCTTAAACAAAGGACGGAGTTTACGAATTGCCTTAAACCGTTTAGCCTGTGGATTCTTAAACGAAGAACTCTCATCGATAACTAACATGTCAAAGGGGAACGATTTTTTCTTATGATAGTACTCATATAACCATTGCACGTTTTCACGATTTATCACATAAACGTCGGATTCACTCTCTAAGGCGTGTATACGTTCTTTCTCGGAACCTAACACCTTAGCCACCGTTAAACGCCGTGTAGCACTCCATTTTTGCGTTTCTTGGGCCCATGTAGATTCTGCTACCTTCTTAGGTGCAATGAGTAGTACTTTTTTAATATCAAAGTAATCATACATAAGCCGGTCAATCGCAATGAGTGTAGATATGGTTTTGCCTAACCCCATATCCAGTAACAAGCCGTAATGGGTATTGTCAATGATTCGTTGTATTGCAATGCTTTGGTACTCGTGTGGATGAAAGTCCATGTATCGCCCTTTCCATATCTTCAACAAATAACTTGGCATCAGACATCCCTGTTACGACGAACACTAAAGCGCCTTGCTTTCGTAATCGTGAAATCTGTACCCGTTGATTAGCCATTAGCTTACCGTTTTTATCTTTTAATTCGACGAATACAACACTGCCTCCGGGAAGTACAATAATCCGATCCGGTACACCGTCATTTCCAGGTGACACGAATTTCATATATATGCACCCCATTTTTTTGAGTTGATTACCTAACCATCGCTCAATGTCTTTTTCCACGTTCTCACCTCGTTCTCATTTAATAATTGGACACACCCTCGGACACGCCTATGAACCAGCGCCAATACTGGATTTATGGGGGGGGGTGTGTCCGAAGTGCCCAATTTTTTTCCAACATATATATATACGCGTATTTGCGTTTTTTACGCTTATATATATACACCCAATTATTCATATATTTATTTTTTTATTTTTATATAAATAATTGGACACACTAGATACACTTTACTATTTAGATTAGCAGTTATCTGCTTTTTGGCCGTGTCCGATTAGTGTGTCCAAGCGTGTTTAGTGTGTCCAATTATTGCACTATATCAAAATTTATCGATGTATAGGCTTGAATATTTATTTTTACGAACATTCATACCTATTAAATAATTGGACACACCTCAAATAATTGGACACACCTACTTACCATGATTTCGTTTATACATTGATAGGAGGTCTGTACCTTCCTTTATAAACGCTCTCTGTGGGCCGTAAAGCCTGCCAAAACGTGCCTTTCCTGTCCCTTTTGTGTATGGGTTCCATCCAGGCGTTGACTGTAAGATGTCAATAATCTCTCTAGCCTTTGCGTTCTGCAGGTTCTTCCTGTCCCCACCAAGCACTTCACACCATATCTCAAGGGCACACACTCGTTCCCTCTGCACTGAACCACAATGATCGTCATCGCCATAATTAGCGACATAATCTCTTCTATCGTAGATATCCATTGCTTCCCAGTCTTCAGGTAGTAGCATATCGAGGTACTCTTCAATAAGACCTACGAGTTCACCGCCTTCTGTGTGTGATAATTGAATTCTAAGGGCTTCCTCTTCAAGTGCGCCCTCAAGTACTAATGGTTCGCCTTCAGACCAATACACGAACGCTTCTGCCCATAATTGGTCAATCTCATCTTTTGACAAGTCCCAGGAGTTCTTTGTCTTCCTGTCTTTATCTCCAGTAATAGGCCAGAATCGGCGGTTACCGGTGCGGTCTTTTAAGAACATAAGATTATTAGTAGAACCAGCGAACACACACTGGCGAGGGTACTCTTCGGTGCGTCTCCCATATGGAGAACGGAACCGGTCAGAGGTACGGCTGATAAAAGCCTTAACGATTTCATTATCGTTCTTATAGGTCGGTGCAAGTTCGGCAAGTTCGACTATCCAAGAGCCCTGAATTTGTTCTAGGGCATCTTTGGTCTTGATGTCAACGAGTGAGTTGTTAAACCATTTACGGCCTAAGCGTTCTAGGATTAAGGATTTACCAAGACCTTGAGAGCCGTATAACACAATCGCCGTATCAAACTTAACGCCTGGATCCATAACGCGAGCTACGGCGCCACACATCCATTTACGGGTAACAGCTCGAATGTATTCGGTATCCTCTGCACCGATATAATCGATGAAAAGAGTATCTAGTCTATATTCACCATCCCAAGTTAACCCCTTTAAATACTCACGCACAGGATGGAACTTATTATCTTGCGTTACCTCCTGGAGCGCATCGTCGATGATGCCTTTACCCTTAATAAGGTATTTTGTAGCAAAGTAATTCCGCAAGCATGCATCGTCTGTATCCGTCCAGTAAGGGGTTTCGTCCTTATCGCGCCATGGTAAATCGTCAATCACGACTAAGCGGTGTGCGAATTCATCAAGACGAATTTTACCTTTAAGTGTAGGGTCCTGTTTAAGGACCACAAGGCAGTTATAAACGTCAGATTCAGGGGTACCGTTTTTATCACGCTTAAGCTTCGATAAAAAGTCCTCGTCATCGTCTGTGATATCCTCGAATTCCATATCCGCCATACGTTCCTTATCGAGCAGAATGGGTGCTGCGCCGTCTTCGTTGACAAAGTCAATCATGTCTTTGTAGCTTGGAAGTTTGGTGACGCTGGTCTCATCTGCTGGGTCCTTATCTCCGAATAAGTGGATCCGGACAAGGTCAAACGCATTGACGAGCTTACCGCTGATTGGGTCAGTTGCATGGTTGGAGTAAGCAAAAGTATCGTTATCGTAAATAACTAAGCCGCCTACCGAGCTACCGGCTACATATGTGTACCGGTCTTCTACAGCTGTAGGTTCATATACTTCAGGGAGAAACTTATGGATAGCTTCCGTGATACTGTAGCTCCGACAAAAAGCACCGATAAGGCCCTTTTTCTCTAATGGGTTACCTTGCTTCTTAGCCGCATCAAGGCGAATTTGTGATTCCTTCTCTGATGTTGGCCAAAGGCTCGTATCACGCCAGTCTCTGTAGGTACTCAAATAGGTATCTACTGAAACGAGTGCGCCTTCGCTATGCTGATATACGTATTCGACGTCTTTAGGATGGCTTGGCCAATACATAAGACGTTCAGCCTGGTGCGTGGATGGATCGAAGAACTCAATGCCGATGTTATCCGCAATCCGTCTTGATACTGCTTGGTACTCATCCGGTGTCATCGGTCTATCGACTGGAATAATCACACGGTAGCGAGGATTGTCAGCTGTGTGGCTGTGCGTACTGTATAGTACGTATTCCATACCACCTAATTCCATATCTAGGTCTACGATGAAATCTTCGCTAGGGTTATCCGCATCAAGAGTAATTAAGTATCTCTCTTTAACAGCCCCTCTAATCCGTCTACCATTTTTAGGGATATAGCCACCAACAAAACCACCGACGTCTTTCTTTTGGCCTTGATCAGCCTTAGACATCTTGGCGTATTCAGCAGCCGTTTCATTCGTTACAGTTGGCTCGGCCAATTTACAGACCAATTCGCTCCAAGTCATTTTCTGAGACTTCCAGCTACGGACGGAGCGACTTCTGCCCGTAGCTATGATGATATTAGTATCCATATTACATCGCTCCTCCCTTCGCAAATTGGATATCTCGTACATACGCCGGAACGCATAATCCGTGAGAGGTTACCCACTGCGTTACAGCTCCATTGATATCGTGGTCTTCATATACGCCACGATTGTTTTTAAGTTTGGCCTGGTGTATCTCTACGAAGTCGTCCGCATCATTCCTCGGATTAACCTCGATACACGCTACAGGCTCGTTACATTTATAGACACCTACGATAGCACACGTTTCAGCTTTTACTTTTTTGATATAGGAGCTTACACAGTTATTAAGTTGAATACCCATATCAATAATGCCGCGAGTAGAACCGATTGCCATGAAGCGGTAACCGTTAACCATATCAGCTAGCACTCGATGTGCTTTACGCTGCTGAACAATTTCGTCTTCCACTTTGTCGAACTTTTGCATCCTCGAGATTGTGTCATGTAGGTTGCGCACCTGGATGCGAGTATCCCAAACCTCTTTACGGCGACTTCTCGATAACTCAAAATACATACTAGCTGTATCTCTGATATCGTGATAGGAAGGCGCATTTCTAATAAATAAGAACGCCTGTCGCTCACCGTATTGATGACTAAGGATATTAACAAATTTACGAATAACCGATAAATCGCGGTCATCACGCCATAACGGCCAAGACTGAATATAACTTGTATTATCAGCGTTATCTTTAACGACATCGACCATAGCTTTTTGATAGTCCTTGTTCTTAAATAACGTAGCCATAACTTTGATGATCTTCGCATAGAAGAACGGTCTATCGTGGAGTAACCGACGAACCCATCGAGCATCGGGTAAGTTAAGAGCCTTGATTAAGGCCTTTACAAAGGAATCACCTTTTATCGTTAACTCTAATACGTTACCCATACCAAGTGTCTCGTTAGGGAATTTCCGATTATAGAAGTCATCATAGTCTCGTTTAAGACTATCATTGATAGCCGGGGCATCCGGAGCTTTTAGTTTCCATACTAAGTTGTGAAGTAGGTTATCAAAGGCTCCATAATTGTTAGATACCTGCACGCCTTGTCTGATGGATTTGACTTTATAACCGACTACCTTTGAAAGCTTCTTGAAGAACACTTCTTTTAGCACCTTAGCGAAACATTTTAACTCATCCCGGTAGTTATGTAGTCTGCAGTCAGGAGTGGCTACGAACCAAGCTAATGATAAAAGAGAATGGCTAAAGCCTGACGGAGAGACTGTCGCTTCTTCGACGACGTCGCTGCGGGAGCGTTTCTTGAGTATGATAAAGGTTTTTCTTTGCTTGAAATCAAACCGCACCACATCAATGACATGAGATTTATAGCCTTTGTAAATCATCCCATTATCGCCGTCGGCGTAAACCGTGTCGTACTCAAATTGCACGTCCAGTTTATCGCCCCTATCTATAATTGATAAGTCTAGGGAGAGAGGAACTGTGTCGCTATACCCAACTTCTGCAGTAAACCCTTTAGCGTTGATTCGTTCACCGCATTTTGGGCAATAGAACTCATCTGATTTCCGGCAAGGCACTATCCCAAACCCATTGGATCCCATTGGCCAAAGATTAGCGAAGGAGTGTTCGCAAGGTACATGGTAATAACTTGCAGGGTTAAAAGGTGATACTTGATTGCGCCGTACCAGGTCGTACAGCCTTTGTACTTGTAGATTGAATAAGACCTTCATAAGGCGCTATCCTTTCTCTTATAACAAATCGTCTAAATCATCTTCTTCAGGAGTTTCCTCAACTACTGGAGTTTCGACTACAGGTTCTTCTTTTTTCTTACGTTTGCGTTTTGGCTTTTCTTCTACAGCAGGCTGAGCTTCTACTGCTGGAGTAGCTTCAGCTGGAGTTTCTGCAACTACAGGTTCTTCCACCTTAGGAGCTTCTACTTTCTTGCCATTTAATATCTTAAGCGCGAGGTCGCAAGCAGCAATACATCCTTCGCAGTACGCCATAGCTGTATCTTTACGTTCACTAGCTGGTGCTTCTTTTACGAGTTCATATAAGCCGTCGATTGCTTCGCGTTGTTGTTGAATTTGTTGTTTCGATAGTTTCATAAGAATGGTCCTCCTAATCCTTCATGTAGTAAGGGTTCTCAAACCCTGCTGCGTTTAATATGAGTCCCTCATTCCAGGGCTCAGGTTCACACATAATATCTATTACTTCTTCTAAACTGCCTACGCCTATAGGCGCTTCGATAACCACTTCGTCGTGGATATGGGCTACAATTTTGTAACCTGCTTTAGAAAGCCGTAACATTGATGCGGCTAAGCAATCTCTTGCTACAGCCTGTACAATGTTTTCGACGAGCTTTCCGCCGTAGGTTTCAACTCTGCCCCATGTATTCTTAACCTGATCCATACCGTCATACTCAATCGATTCACTACCAAACCGGTTAGTCCCAATTCTAGGTCTTGCGTAGGCAAGTCTTCGACCGGACGGTAATTCGATGAACAGGAAGCCTTTCGATTTAAAGAATTTAATATTGCCTTGTCTAATTCGTACGGGTTCTCCTGTTCTCACGACTTGCTTTGCTGCGCTGTCTGCATCTTTCCAAAATCTCGTAATTCGTGGACTAGCTTGTCGCCAAGCTTCGATGATACCAGGTAGTTCCTTCTCAGGAATTTCCCCTTTTGAGTCCATCGCCTTCATAGCTCCTACACCGCCACCATAGCCGAGTGCTAATTCTGCTACCTTACCCTTTTGTCGTAGGTGCCCATTAACACCGTGCTTCTCAACTGGTACGTGGAACATGCTTGATGCGGATGCACAGTAGATGTCGCCACCTTGCGCGAATACATCCTGGCGCCATTTCTCATGAGCTAGCCAAGCGATAACACGGGCTTCAATAGCACTGAAGTCGGCTACAATAAATCGGTGTCCGTCTTCTGCTACAAGAGCAGTACGGATAAGTTGCTTAATCACATCACCAGGGTTTCCGTAGAGTAGGTCTAGCATTTCTACATCTCTACTCTTAAGGACTTCCCTGGCTGTGTCTAAATCTTCTAAGTAGTTACGAGGGAGGTTCTGAAGTTGTACTACACGACCTGCCCATCGTCCACTTCTCATAGCTCCATAAAACTGAAGCATGCCATGGATTCGACCATCGGAACACACAGCGTTTTTCATGGCTAAGTATTTTTTGATGGAGGAATTACCGAGCACCTGTCTATTTTGCAGTACCTTGCGAATATCAGAGGGGATATCCTGTGCCAAGAGGTTTGATACATCGTCTTTTCGCATTGTGTCTAGATCATATCCTAGTCTTGCAGTTAACCACTCTTTAAGTTGCATGGTACTGTTCGGATTTTCTAATCCTGTTAATATCTTAGATGACTCGGTAGCTTCTTCCACGATTTCGTCGTTACAAGCAAGCGCTGCATCGACGAGTTCCATATCTACTTTCACGCCTCGCCAGTTGATATCTTGGTCGAGTAACCAGTACTCGTGCTCGATAGCCGGTGGCTTTAACGAAAGTAAGCGTTTACGAATTGCCCTCTCTACTACTACGTCTTGGCGGTTATATTCAATATATTCCGCCCATTTCTCCGGCGCATCCTCAGGCATATTACGTGTCTTAGGATTTGTCTTAGTAGGCTTACGTGGTACAGAGAAGAATTGAATTAAGCGTTTACCTCTTGCGTCCTTAGCCTCACCTACTCGTAAAGCTTTAGACACATTATCGAGGCTTGCAGGTAAACTGCAGTATAACGCAAGTACAGAGGTACATTCCCAGTTCGTGTAATCCGCATCAGGGAAGTACTTTTTAAGACACAGCATTTCGAATGCTGCGTTAAAGGCGGTCTTTGTAATTTCCTTGTTATACAAAGCGTCCACCACCCTTTCGGGTAGTGGACGCTTTGTCATATCAATTACTTCGACCGGTTCGTCATCGAAGCTATAGGCAAAGAGCAGTATTTCAAATGTTGTATCATCAACGTATCGCTGGGCCCCGTATTTAATAGGGCAGTCAGAATACGTTTCCACATCAATACTGAGCTCCATATATGCCTCCTTAGATTAAATCGTCATCGTCCAGGTCGCCTAAATCATCGTCACCAAAGTCACTAGCAGATACGTGAACACCACCGAGGCGGTCACCATCTTTAACTTTACGAACACCATTTAGACCAAAACCTACACCTTTTTTACCATTGAAGTTGTAAGCGAACACTGAAAGTGCTACCTGCGCGTATACACCGGAGTAGATTTCTTCTTCAATGTCGAATTGGTCCATCTTGATTTTGTCACGAGTGAATACGATAGGTTGTTTATCGCTGTTAGCATTGATGAAGAATTTACCAGCGTATGTTTCAGGTTGGTCTGCTACTGCTTCATCTGTATCACCATCGCGTAAGTTCAATTTAAGGTATGCGGCTTTACCTTCTACCTTAGCTACTGCTTTTGGATCAGCCTTAAGTTCTTCAATCGCACGTTCAAATGCTTTGATTGTTTTCTTATCTGTTTTATCAATAATGATTTGAGAGCTGTATTTTGCTTTGCCGTCGTCGTTTTTGCGAGGTTGAGCGATGTTTGCGTAGGAAAGTCTTACGATACCTGTTGTTAATTTAGCCATTGTTACGGTCTCCTTCTTTAAATGAATTATTTGTTAGCTTCTACTTCAGTCATTAATTTGTTTACGAGTGCTTCAAGTTTAGAAATACGGCTTTGTGCATCTTTAGCTTCAGCAATGTAGTCAGAACCTTTGCCTGTTTTGAACGCAAGGTTTACGGTGTATTGGTTCTCACCGCCTAGCGTAGCGCCAAAGCCAAGCATGATACGTTCATTAGGTCTAGCGAATACGCCGAGCGCTACTGCATTACTGTTACGGTAATGGCCGTAACTTACAGCATAGCTGACCTTATCATTTCTGTTAAAGTCTAATGGATGCAATCCTGCAAGTGCTGCGGAGCTCGCACCTAACTTATTAACACGTTGGCCAAGATTGTTGACCTTGTTGTTAATGTCATTAGCTAATCCCAAAGAACGATTTTCTAAGGTCGTGATACGGCCTTCATGATTGTCTGCTACATGTTCAAGGGCTCTGATATCTGCTGTATTAGCAGTTACCTTTTGGCCAAGAGTATTGATAGCAGATGTATTACCATTTATGCGGTTAGTATTGTTAGCGATTGCAGTAGTATGACCTGCGATAGCTTGTTCACGATCGTTCACCACGTCGCCTAACATGTTCAAACCGATTGCCACATCTTTAATGTTTTGCTTGTTTTTGTTAATTTGTTTAGCGTTTGTTTCGATTTCATCAATCGCAGCAAACAACTGGGAGCCGTTCACAGCGTCTAATGAATCAGCGGAGATTTGGCCGGCGCTAACATTCGTGAGTTGGCGGTTGTATTGAGTGACTCCGCCTGCGCCAGCACGGGCTTTAGAACCAAAACTTACTACGCTAGCAGGTTGCTCCCCTGCAAATACGTGTTTCGTGCCATTAATGGTAATGCCTTCAACGCCTACCGCATCATCGGTAACGGAATTCGTACCGATGGCAACTGCATTCGGTTTGTCGGCAATCGTGTTATTACCGAATGCAACGGCGTCCATTGCTACGGCTTTTGAGTGTGTACCAAATACTAGGGCTCCTTGGCCACTAGATTCGGAGTTAGATCCGAACACGAGTTGTTCCTTTTGGGAACCAATTTTGTTGTTGTAGCCGACTACGGCGCTTTGTCCGCCGGCTACTGTGCCATTGTTAGCACCGATTGCTACGGAGTTTTCACCAGTCACGTTGTTGGTACGACCTAGAGCCACACTAGATTCACCGGATACGAAGGCACCGTTGCCGATAGCAACGCTATCATAACTAGAGACACGAGCTTGATTACCGATGGCTACTGTGTACTCTACCAAACTTTCGGCGTGAGAACCAAATGCGAAGGAGTTACGACCTGCAGCAGTAGCGTTATTGCCACCTGCGAAACCGTTTTCACCTGTTACAGTATTGTTAGTACCAAACGCTAGCGCATTGTTAGCGTCGATGTTATTTTGGAAACCCCATACCGCGGAGCTTGTAGATGTTGCGGAGATAGTATTATCTGTACCGCCTACTGTGTTATTACTAGTTGCGCCAACTACGTTTACTGCTAACGCGGAAATTGCCAATGCTGTTGTTAAAGTTTTATTCATCTCTTATACCTCATCTTCAAATTCATTCATCATTGTTTCAACTGTATTAATTGCTGGGCGTTTATCGCTTTCCGGTACAAGTGTAGGCTTGCCTTCTGGTTTTTCGATATATGCTTCTAGGTATTCGGCAACGCCCTTTTTACCGAGTACCTTTTGTAGATTTGTGATACCTTCTAGTTCTCGAGGCTTGAAGATTTCCTCTTCTTTGTAGCCGTTATCGAGTAATGTTTTAGCAGCGGCGTCCGGATCCGTTATGGTACGTCTTGATGTACCTTCCACTAATTTATATCCAGGCCATTGCTTTTCACCTGATAAGGCTTTTTCGTATGCAAAGTCGTAAACACCTTTAATCCACTTTGTGAGTAAATCTTTCATCGCTAGGATGTCCGATACCTCATGGTCAGTGAGTAATTGATTGAGCTTACCGCCATTCTTATAGAATGTATCAAGGCAAGTATCTGCTAATGCACGGCAGGTGTGCCGTGCTTTACAGAAGTTACAGTAATCGCAAGGCGTACATTCGCCCTCACCTTTCCAGGCACGTTGCGCGATAGGTTTGATATCTTCGCCCCAGTCGAGCAATTCTTCAAGTGACATTTCGTCGGTAGACACACTATCTAGTCTTGGCTGAACGATCGACATACGAACTGTTTTAATGTCATATAAGTACTCGTTTACATCGTAAGCACCTAATGCGTAGAGCCTCATTTGTGTGTTTTCTACTGCACTAACAGGAACGCCCTTGCCGTATTTCAGGTCAATTACTTCCAGGATGCCGTCCGCTACGATTACCATGTCACCAGTACCGAAGCCCTCAGGTACCCACCTAGAAAAGTCGAGCCGTGCTTCAATCATGGCTTCCGCATCAGAGGAACGAGCACGCGCTTCGTTTACCTTCTCTTCGCAAATGTCGACATAGCGGTTAACCGCTTCTATCATTTCAGCGGAGTAATCATCAAGCTTAGGGGCTTTTTTGCCTTCTAGCTTATGCCGTAAGATTGCTTCAGCCAGGTCGTGTGCTACTGTACCTTCCGCAGCATACGGCGATTGTTCATCAGGGAACATCGCTTCTAGTCTTGCTGAAGGAGTACATACTAGCCACCTGGCGCTACTTGATGCACCTAGTAAGGCATGTTTCTTAGCCACGGCTATTCACCCATTCCATAATTTGAATACGTTGTTCATCGGTAGCAGATGTTACCTTTTCAGCGCCGATGCTATCTAAGAAGGCTTTGAATTCACCTTTAGCTTTCGTTTTATCAGTAGCTTTTGCCATTACGTCTTTTACTGCTTCACGAGTTGCTTCAAGGCTAGGGACCTCTACTTTAGGTTCTTCAGCTTTTGCTGGTTCCTCTTTAACTGGCTCAGATTTAGGTTCTTCCTTAGGAGCAGGTGCTTCTTCTTTAACTGGTTCAGCTTGTTTAGGAGCTTCCTTCTTAGTAGATGTTTCTTCTTTAACTGGAGCGCCTACGATAGATTGATATAGGTCTTTCACTTCTTGTTCTAATTCAACTGCTTTATCAACTGTGATTTTTAACTCGATCATTGTTCTATTCCCTTTCGGCTTAATGATGTGATATACTTTAAATGGATATTTTTCTATGCGCCCTTTAGCATTGCCTTGCTTTGGGGTGCTTTTTTTTGCGCCCAAGTGCTCGCACTCATCAGGAATGCAGTAATCTCTATTAGGGCACGTTGTACAGTCTCGCAATGTCCTCACCTCCTTTCACTAGGCACGTTTGGATAAACGTGTTATTCTATTTACACACGGGTGTATGTCTTTACAGTTATCGCACACAATTCGAGGCTTACCTGTTAGGTACGACCAATTTGTGTAAGGACTTTTAATTCTTTTATTACAGAATGAGCATCGTTTATCGTTCATACTCTTTTAACTCCTCAATCCAGTATCCAGTGAGTAACCAAAGAGTGATACCCAATAGACCTTGGCACATTCCTGTCCATAAATCGATACGGTCTATTTCGATAGAACCAACAGTTCCTACTACTAATATGGCTGCGATAATGCGAAGCACATAAACTACTTTCATCATGTCTACTCTCCTATTCGTGCCTGGCATCGTTTAGCAAGCCAAGCATTAAACGAATCAACGTGGATAAGGCGTTTACCTCCACGCTTACCGATTTTCATGGACGGGAAGTCAAAATCTTGCGCCCATTCTCGGATAACGGCTTGCGGTACGCTGGCAAGCTCCGCAGCTTCCGCTACTGTGATACACATCTTGTTCATGGCTACCTCCTAGAATGCTAGAAGCACCAGGGATAACATCACGAATAAACTTATACCTGCGGACAAGCCCAGGGCTAAAATCCATAAGCAACAACTAGCTAGTTCTAATAATTGTTTTTTATTCATAGCTACCTCCTATCTAACTTAGGGTTGTAGTAATCGGTTTCCCAAAAGTCATGACTTTCAGAATCATCGACACACAACGCATAGCAGATACCAACGACTGTCGACATTTGTACTGACCGCCCTTTGATAGCTCGATTCAAAGTATCCATCGAGATTTCAGCTTGTTTGATCAGTGCCGTCTTAGTCATGCCTAACTCGTTCATGCGTTCCGTAATGGATTCGCCGAACATTCTGATTACGAATTCTTTCATAACCTATCCTCCGTAACGGTTTAATCGTAACTAACTATAAAAAAATAATGTCGTCATACGTTACACCAAATACTTCTTGTATCTTTTTTATGTGAGGAACATCCGGGAAAGAGCGTTTACGCTCCCAATTTCCCCAAGTATCAACAGACACGCCAATCGCTTTAGATGCCGTAAGTTGAGACCAGTTTTTTGAAGCCCTTAACATCTTTAATGTATACTTCATAAGCTACCTCCTTTCTCGATACTCACATCTTGTTTACAGTCATCATTCTACTACGGTTTATCCGTAATGTCCATAAACTAAACTTAAACTATCGTAAAATTTCCGTAAAATATTGATTTTATTACGAAAATATCGTAATATATAGGTGTATTAATTAATATATTCCATATTTTGAGAGGTTCTTATGAGTGATTTAGGTAACAAGGCTATTATGGCCGAGAATATTCAACGACTAATGGATAGTCGCGGAATTGATCGCAATAAAATATGCGCTGATTTAGGGCTAAAGTATACTACGTTTACCGATTGGGTAAAGGGTAATACATATCCTAGAATCGATAAAATTGAGTTATTAGCAAACTATTTTGGCGTTCCTAAATCTGAACTAGTAGAGAAATATACAGACGGCTATTACACCGACCGTGAAGCAGCCGAATTTGCTGAATACCTACGCACACGGCCAGGGGCTCGTATGCTCTTCTCTGCCGCTAAAGATATAAGTAAGGAGGATTTAGAAAAAGCAGTCGAATATATTGAGCTTTTAAAATTAAAAAACAAATAATACACAAGGGAGAGTGTTATATTGGTTGTAAATTTGATTTATTGCGACTTACCACATGCCAACGCTGTGTCAGAGGAATGTGAAGATATAGATACTCATAATATCTATATAAACAAAAACCTCCCTCATGATCGTATGAGGGAAGAAATTAAGCACGAATTAATGCATATTATTAATGACGACTTCTATTTAGACCATCACGTTAATCTAGTAGAGCAAATGGTCCGACGAACATGTATTGATGATACCGAACTGGAGAATATAGATTTCTACCACCATTATGTATCAGTATTATAAGGGATTATATATAGGGAGATGTTAACATGAAAAAGACTTTATTAATTACTACTATACTTGCCTTAGTTACAGTTACAGGATTCGCTAGAACCGAAGTATCTCACGATGAGTTTAAGGCTTTAGACGGTCCTAAAGTACTAGTACATTATGATGATGGGAGCACGGAATTACTAGACGAACAAGAATATCTTGAACGTACTATCAGCATGACTCAAGAAGAAATGGACGACTTACACAAAGTCGATGAAGGCACTAAAAATGCACTAGCAAAATGGCAAGCCGATCATGAGATACACCAGGCGCCATCTGAAGAAGTGCAACAGCCTAAAAAGAAAAAGCACTGGTATGACAATGTACTAGATTCTGTATTTTAGATAAAAAAAATAAGCCCTCACCGCAGTGAGGGCTACTAAAAACTACATACCTTAGAGGTATTTCATTTTTACTCCAATACTATTATATCACATAAAACCTCTAAGGCTTATTTCTTATACTCAAATTTAAGCCTAGGAGGTTATTTTCATGGCTAAAAAACGAGTCGATGGACGCTACCAGGTATCCAAGATGATAAACGGTAAGCGTAAATACTTTTACGGCACTACCAAGAAAGCTGCTATTGCTGAACGAGACGCATACGTTGAATCACTAGCGCAATGTGCTAACTACGATAACACGATTACAATCGAGCGATGGTGTGAGTATTGGATCCGAATTAAGACGGATACGGTTTCACAGAATACCTTATCCTCTTACCAATATATTATTAAAACCTATATTGTGCCTTTCATAGGCTCAATACGATTAGTTGAGCTAACAGCATTAAACGTAAGGGCTTTAATAGATAGCATGGGCCACTTATCAGCACGGACCATCAGTTACACGCTAACCGTTCTTAGGGCCATCCTTAAACAGGCGGTCATGGATGAGATAATATCGAAGAACGTGGCCACACTGGTTAAGAAGCCAAAGCAAGAACGTAAACGCGAGATGGTAACGCTATCTAAAGAAGAAGTAGAAACGTTCCTTGAACAAATCGATGATGTCGAATGGCACGCCCTGTTTAAGCTAGCATTTACCACTGGTTTACGCCGTAGTGAGATACTCGGTTTAACCTGGGATGATGTCAATCTTAAACAAAAGACGTTAACCGTCAATCAGACTGTTTTACGTATCAATGATGTCACAACTATCTCAAAAACAACTAAAAACAGCTCGTCAAGGCGTTCTATCTCACTCGACGATAAAACTATCGTCGAGCTCCTAAAACTTCGCACACACGTCGATAAGCGAAGACTCAAAGCAACAAACTGGAGAAATAATAATCTCGTGTTCCCTGGTAAGTTTGGGAATCCTCGTGATCCGGCTAAAGTTTCTCTAAAGTGTAAAAAGTTTGCTACTGCAATCGGTAGGCCTGACTTTACGATGCACGATACTCGTCATACACACGCCACCTTATTATTGGAAGCCGGTGTAAACTTTAAAGTCGTACAAATGAGGCTTGGCCATTCTTCATATCAACAAACGATGGATACCTACTCTCACGTTACCCCAATCATGGAAGCCGACGTGGTGGAAAAGATTTCAAACATATTTTAATTGATGTCAAAATGATGTCAAAAGGTACCCTGATAAAAATGATGTCAAAAGAAAAACCCGCACAGTAGCGCGGGTTTATTTTGGTGGACCACCAGGGGTTCGAACCCTGGACACCCTGATTAAGAGCT